ACAGAGTATTTAGCCGACGCCGGTTATCCATGCGAACCACGTCACATAAACAGTAACCTAGTCAGCGCGCAGAACCGCTACAGGCTCTATTGGACTAACATTCCTGATACCGGTATGCCTGACGATAAAGGCATAGTCTTACAGGACATCCTAGAGACAGGATTTACCGACCGCGACAAGGCGTATTGTATCGACGCGAACTACTTTAAAGGTGGCAATCTCAGGTCGTATTTTTCTAAAAATCGGCGTCAATTAGTATTCGACGTTAAAAAAGGCGACACCGGTTTATTGCTGGCGGGTGAGGCTGACATAAACGGTCATGACCTTATCAAGCGAGTGTATTACACCGAAGGTAAATCACCGACACTCAACGCCGTATCAGGGGGCAATCAAGAGCCTAAAATCCTGTGCGGTGCATGGCGTGGGCGTTACACTGTAAACGGTGTCAGACAAGACCATAAACAGGCGACGGCGGGGCTCACAACGCAACGGCTCGAAGTCAGGCGCGACGGTAAAACCAACACGATATCGACGGTGCAGAAAGACAACGTCGCCGTCCGGATTGATACCGACGATGTCACGATTGACGACCTACGCTGGCGCAAGCTGACGGTCAAAGAATGCGAACGTCTGCAAACACTGCCGGACGACTACACCGCCGGTGTCTCAAATACACAACGCTATAAAATCTGTGGCAACGGCTGGACGGTCGATGTCGTGGCTCACATCTTCAACGGATTGAAAGGATAGGAAAATGACAATCACTTATTGCCCATTGACACGAACTGTTACCCGCATGGGGTCACAGATCCGAAGCGCTGACGAGGCACAAGCGCACATCGATGAACACTTTATGTCACCGGATCAGGACATACCACGCGAACTGTATTTTGAGGACGACGACGTCTGTCGAAACGGTAAGCCTATCATGACGTGCAATTGTTGCTAAAGGCGAAACGCTCCGCACTAGCGGGGCGTCCGACCGGTGTTTGGTTCACCGGCGCTGACGAGCCAGCCAGCCGAAACAAAAGAAAGGACAAAAGCATGACGACATGTTTTTTAACAGGGAAAACATATCCCGACTATGTGGACACCGACGCGGAGCAACGCGCGGATTTCCAAGCGCAACTCTATAAGACCTTGGGGTCATGGGGTTGTTTCGTGAATCACGAACAGACGCAGATGGCGATTGAATGCGCCAAGTTGTTAGTCAATCTAAACAATAACAATCCGGAAGCATTTAAGATGGTTCTAAACGCAATCAACAAAGAGGTGAACAATGGCTAGATATAGCGACCCACTGTCAGGCATGTATGGCAGATTTGTAACAGGTTATATGACCAAGCACGACGGCTCTGTCCGTCAAGTGTGGGGTGTCTTCAAGAATGACCAATCGATACCGGCGCACCTTCGCGTCATGTATGACATGCGGATTAAACAGTACCGCCGGTTCGATATCACACTGCCTTTCGGCATCCGCTGCGGGGCGAAAATTTCACAACAAGGTTATGTTAGGAGTGCAAAATGAGTAGCATTCCACGTTATCAATTCTGTGAAATTCCGAACACACCGGAAGGGTGGGCGCTGGTAAACTCGATGAAAAAGTATCTCAACAAACAGGGGTATAAACTGAGAGTGAAAGGTCAGCACATGGACGCGGTCGCCAAGGCTAACTGGCGCTACTATGAACGCGGTCAGCCTATCAGCCGGTCAACACATCTGCGAGTGTACCTTGACGACATTCGCTAAGTTTCCGACAACCACATGCCCTCACTGTAAGTCGGTGGGGGCTGAAAATTTATATCATATGGGCGACAGGGCTTATCTCTGTTGCCTTACTTGCATGGGCGAATACAGCATCCTACTGCCCACGCTGTACGCAGAACGTAGGACAAAGCATGGACTAGAATTGGAGGCGCTATACGGTGAACAGATAATCGACTAGGAGTTTTTATGATTGAAATCAAAGTTAAGTTCGCGCTTGAATCAGATCTAAATGGTTTGGCAGAGTGCGAATGCGACTGCTGCGGGGCTGTTGACAGCTTCGTGGACGTTGCTGAGATCGACCTGACTGAACAGACGTTGGTCGTTGGTGATGAAATCCCGGCGGGAATGTGTACCCGCTGCGGGGAAGGCATGATGTATTTGAAGGAGTAGTATAAACAGTATGAACACTTATGGAAATCCACAACGTATCTTTCGTATCACTGAATACAGGATACCACCCAGGACCAGTGATTCCCGGGGATGGGGGCGATGGGCTGAAGAGTGCTTCGCATGGTGTCACTTCTTTGCAGAAGACTACGCATGGAACGATGACAATAAACAGGCGCAGCTTTGGTTCGACATGAAGGAAAAGTATCGCCAGCAAGTCGAATGGAAAGAAGCCACTGGCATCGCCGGTCACATCAGCGACCCGGCAATCGAGCGTGAGTTAGACAAGCGAGGTCTTGTTGAAGAGAAACAGATATGTTACAAGCATCAATACAAATAGAAAGGCAAACGTATGGATAAACTTCCCAACATGAGAACTGACAGGCAGTACCCTATCGATAGAATCGGTGGGCTCTTCGTGCTTGCTCAGTTCTTATTCTTTTTAATCACGGCAATCGCAGCTCTGTACAATTAGAGTGTGCTACTGCCCAAAGTCAGTCCAAAGACTAACTATAGACTGACTAAAGACACCTTAGAGTACTACTACTATAGTAATACTCTTTAGTAACTAAAGTATTAACAAAAGGTATGACATGCTAGAAGTATACAAAAGAACAGACAGTCCATACTGGTGGTACAAAGTTCCACTGTTGGACGACAATGGTCACGTCATTCGTTATGAACGTGGGTCAACTAAAAGACGCGACAAAGGCGAAGCTAAACTTGTCGCTAGAAAGTTAGCCAAGAGCATTCAAGATGCTGACCAGCTAGGCAAGCGAGAGACTACAACCATCGCTGAAGCTGGACGTCGGTATCTGATGGAACTCGAAGCCGAAGGTAAACCATCAGCCAAGGACGCAAGGACGTTTGTGTCTAGGGCATCAACTGGTCCAGGCTTGAGTAAACCACTGACACATCTGAACGCTGGTTTCCTATCGAACATCAAGCAACAACGGTTGATGAAAGGGTACGCACCACGCAGCATCAACAATGAGTTGACGTTTTGGATATCCGTATTCAATCGTGCGAAAGACAAGTGGATGCTGATGGTGGATCGAGATGCATCGTTCGATGGCATCAAGTTAAAGCCAGTTGCCAAGACAAGATACCTACTGGACGGTGAAGAGGAGCGCCTGTTGGCAGAACTTGAGCCGACTGATAGCAAGACACAGGATCAGTATGACCTTGTGTTGTTCTTGCTGGACACCGGCGCACGTTACACAGAGATTGCATCGATACCGTGGACGGCAATCAATGGGCAGTCAGTGAACCTGTTGCACCGCAAGGTAGGACAGGAAGGTACGCTGACCCTGACAGATAGATGTCGGGCGATGCTGGATCGACGCTGGCGAACACACGGTAACTATAAATTTGTCTTTCCGTCCGACACTAAATCAGACGCACCACGCGGGTACAGTACCAAAGGTATTCGCCATGCGATTGAACGTGCCGGGCTGAACGAAGAACATCTAGTTGAACGGTACGGTCGGTTTACTGTTCACTCACTGCGACACACCTTTGCCTCACGGCTGGTGCAAGCGGGGATGTCGCTCTACGCAGTTAGTCAATTGCTGGGGCATTCCGATATAAGTATGACACAAAGGTACGCACACCTCGCGCCATCACAAGTATCACAACAAGCAGCCGACATATTAAACAAGCGGGAGAAAGTATGACTTACGATAATTTTATGAACAAAATCTTTTGGATGTGTGTCGATGCGCTGAACGCATGGGCAGACCTAATGGGTTGGACTTACGAAGAGTTAAACATTTGGATATTCATTGTTATCCATCCGTTGCTCACGTTGTTCCTGTTCTTCATGGTGTGGTATCAACGCCGGTCACATTATAAAAAGCTGGCTAAACTCACCGAACGTTGGACACTGTTGACTGAAGTTTATTTCGATCACAAGTCCAAGGACTAAACCTTTTGCAGTCTCACTGTCACAAACAAATCAGTGAGGCTGCGCTTACTAACAGAATAACAAGGAGTGGATCTTGATTCATAAATTTGAACAATTACTGACGCAATCGTTAGACCCAGCGCTCGAAGAAGAACAGAGGCGTACTGAGTTAGAGGGTGTCAACGAGGGCGTCGCGAAGTATCGCAAGATGCTACTCGAAGGGAACATAGCTGACACCGGTGCTGGTCGTCAGATATTTAAGGAAGTTATGGGGCTGGTCATTCCAGCTATAAGAAAGGCACAGGAAGAAGCCGTCGAAGGGATTGCCAATAGCGGTCCAGGGGTACGTCCTGTGTGGTGGTGGTACATATCTTTTGTGTCGCCTGAGAAGCTAGCGTATATCGCGCTCCGGTCAGTGCTTGGGGTTCGCATGGTTAAGGCTGGGTATGGACGCCCGGCACGAAGTGTGTGCCTTACAATAGGGCTGGCTGTAAAACAGCAAGTAGAATTCGAGAAGTGGTTAAGGGATAGTAAAGATGAAGCCAAGAACACCGGTGGCCCAGACTTGGCGGCACGTCTTGTTAGGACGGCGAAGAACTTTAACCAACGTCAATGGGGCAACTGGTCACGACGCATCAAATCAATCGAAACACTCGATTGGCGACGCGACGTCCGGATGCACATCGGAGCAAAAATCCTCGACCTCATCATCGAAAACGGTGGGGGGTTTTTCGAAATGAAATATGTGCAAGTCAGGAACAAGACAGAACGCCAAGTGTTTTTGTCTGATGCCTGTCGTGCCATGATGGATGATATCAACAGTCAGATCGAACTATCTGCACCAACGTTGAAGCCAATGATTGTCGAACCAAGACCGTGGTCATGGGATGAAATCAATAAGCGATACGACGGTGGATACTTCATGGTCGATGTTGATTTCATACGCGGTGGTCTTCACAAGCACACTGCTAGTTTAGACAATCCGTTCTCCCGCACCACGCTTCGGGCAGCCAACTATTTGGGTTGGGTAGCTTGGCGCGTGGACGAAGAGGCTTTGGAGTTAGCGAAGGAAACATTCCTCCAAAACACACAGGCGATTGCCTGTATCCCCTCGCCTGACCCAGAGCCTCTTCCACCTCGCAAGACAGACATCGAGTGGGATGGTATGTCAAAGGCAGAGCGCGCCGCATGGAAATATGATTTGAACTGCATTCACGACCGCAATGCCAGCGAGGTATCGAAGCGTGAATCAGTTATCAGGAAATTCAATCTGACTGATCAGGTCAAAGGTCGTGACGTCTATAACGTTATCAAATGTGATAGCCGTTCACGGTTCTACTATGTGACGCCGGATTGGAATCCGCAAGGCGACAGTCTTGCGCGAGGCACTATGCGTTTCGCAGATGGTCAACCCTTGGGTAAGGATGGTCTGTACTGGTTAGCAGTCAGACTGTGTAATACCTATGGGGAAGACAAGATATCATTTGATGAAATGCAAGAATGGGCGAAGGACAATCACGACTTGATTGTGCAATCTGCGACCGATCCTTTTGGTAGTGGAGAGCGCCTCTGGACACACGCTGATTCGGAACTTGAGTTCTGGCAAACGTGTGTTGATTGGTCACAAGCTACAGGTATGGATAACCCTGAGAAGTTTGTATGCACTCTACCTGTTCACCAAGATGGATCGAACAATGGTTTGCAATTATTGTCGTTGCTTGGTCGTGACCCTGTTGGTGCTAAACTAACGAACTGTTCTTCTTCTCCGGAGCGGTTCGATATCTACAGCGAGACAGCCGAAGTTGTTAAACGGCTGGTCGCTGACGACGTTGCGAATGGTCGTCATCTAGAACAGGCACATCGTTGGATTGGAAATATAGACCGCGCCGTATGTAAGCGCGCCTGTATGACCACATCCTACGGTGTGACCCCTAGAGGCATACAAGACCAGTTAATCAAAGATGGCTTTGTCGATAAGCTAGACGGTAGTCGTCTTGAGAACGCTGGGTATATGCGTGATAAACTTATGGTCGCGCTTGACCAGACCATCGTCGCATCACGACCTATCATGGAGTACTTTCAAAAGTGCGCCGTAGCTATGGCAGAGTTTGATTTGCCGTTGCGCTGGGTTACCCCGGTTGGGTCAACGATACAACAGTCATACTGGAACGTGGCAAAGTCAGACGTGAAGACTGTCATGGGCTCGTACTTCATGTGGGATGAAAACCCTGACGGTGGACTGAGTGTTCGCAAGCAGATGTTATCATCGAGCCCGAACATCATTCACTCTATCGATGCTGCGCTCATGCAGAAAGTTATTGTTGAGTTGCGTGAAGAACATCATGTGTATTCCATCGCAGCAATACATGATAGCTTTGCAGTGTTACCATGTAATGTGGGGCTGATGCGTGATGTGATTCGGCAGACTGCATACGACATGTTCAAAGGTAATTGGATTGAAGATAGTTTCCATCCATACCTTAAAGAATATGCACCGAATGTGGATCTGCCAGAGCCACCAGCGCAAGGAGATTTTAATATCAAAGAGGTTCTCGATGCAGAGTACTTCTTTGCGTAGCACATTAGGGGGTGCTTATGTCCAACCATGACGAAAGCTATGAGGACTTGCTCACTCGATGTGCATTTATATTCTGGCAAATTGGTTACTTGCCGGAAGACTACCAAGCGAAACTATCATCACATGGCATGACCTATACTGAGTTCTGCACAATGGCGATGATGTTTCATCCCGAACTAACCGAACCTAATCAATAAACAAGGAAGATCTAAAACTATGGCAAAGCAAAAAGTAAGACCAATTGTCTCACCACAAGCAACCAGCGCATACGCGTGGTTGGCACGACCAGACGAAGGACAGGAATTCAGTGATGGTAAATACAAAGTCACACTGGTCCTGGACAAGAACGATGAAGAAGCGAAAGCCTTTATCGCTGACGTCAAGAAAGAAGCAGAAGCGCTAGCGAAGCAAGCGTGGGAAACTATCCCGAAGAACTTCCGTTACCCATTCAAAGATGGTGACGATAGTGAGAAGGAAGAGTTCCACGGCAAGTGGTTGCTTACTGCTAAGACAAAGTTCCAGCCGGGCTTTGTAGGACCAGACAATAAAGCTATCGAAGAAGATAGTATTCCCTCAAGCGGTGATATCATTCGTGCATCATTCAGCCTTAAAGAATATGCAACTGGTGGTGGCAAAGGCGTCACTAGTCAATTGCGTAATGTTAAGCTGATTGAGAAACGTAACATGTCATCAGGTCCGTCAAACGATTTCGGTGATCCTATCGATGATGCACCGTCGGAGTCTAAAGATGACTTCGACATCGCGATATGATTTTACGAGCGCAGTTGAAGAACACTTAGGCAAGGCTGGATACATGGAATTCTTCATACCAGTTGATCCTGTGCCAGCCTCTCGCCCAAGGGTGAGTAAGTGGGGAACGTACTACGGTAAGACATACGAAAACTTTAGGACGAAAGTTCGTGCAGCTCTACGCGACCTGACCAATCTATCAGGTGAGCCCATGACAGGTCCGATACATTGTCTGATCGAGATTGTTGCTCCCAAACCGAAAACGACAAAGAGAGATTATCCGCGTGGCGACGTGGACAATTTCGCAAAAGGTCCTCTCGATTCCATGACGTCACATGGTGGCTTCTGGAATGACGATGATCAAGTCACGGCACTAGCGGTGACAAAGAGATACGCTGAATCGGGTGAGCCGACCGGCGTCAGAATAATATATCAGGAGATAGTATGACACAGATAGATATGCTGAAGAAACACTTCGCAGTACGACCTTCAATCTCTAATGTTGAAGCACAAATGATGTATCGCATTCGAGCGTTACCGCGACGAATTAAAGACCTTGAAGAAAACCATCGTATGCAATTTGAAAGACAAACAAGAACAGATCCAACAGGGCAAAGATATGTCAGATATACAATCGTCAATAACTAAAGCACACCAACCATGTAATGACTGTGGGTCATCTGATGCACTCTGTGAGTACGATGATGGTCACACCTATTGTTTCTCTTGTAATACACACAAGTGGATCGATGGTCGTCCGTCTGAGCCGACAGTCGTGTCAGAGGATTTGGTCAAAGGATTGTTATTCCGTGCGATACCTAACCGCAAACTCAGTGAGGATGTGTGTAAGAAGTATGGCTACGGTGTAGCACAAGTGAACGGTGAGCCATGTCACGTTGCACCTTACAGAAATCTGAAGGGTGAAATCTGTGGACAGAAGCTACGGTTCGCAAACAAACAGTTTCAAACGCGAGGCAACATGTCGAACGTTCAACTGTTTGGTCAGCATCTTTGGAAACCTACCAAGCGCGTTGTCGTTTGTGAGGGTGAGATCGATGCGCTCAGTTATCATGCGGTTACTAAATCGTGGCCCGTGGTTTCTATTCCTAACGGATGTCAATCTGCCAAGCGCGCAATCGCTAACAACATTGAGTGGCTCGAAGGTTTCGAGGAAGTCTGCTTTATGTTTGATAACGACGAGCAAGGGCAGAAGGCTGCCAAGGAATGCGCTGAAATACTTTCGCCCGGCAAAGCTACAATTGCTCAACTTGGAAAGTATAAAGATGCAAATGAAATGCTGGTTGATAACGCTGTTAAAGAGTTAGTTCAATCAGTATATACAGCAAGTGTACACCGACCAGATGGTGTACTTAATGGAAAGGAAATATGGGATGCAGTTCGAACTCCTATTACGATGGGCGCACCATATCCATTCAAAAGTTTCAACGATGCTCTCTTCGGTTTTAACAAGAGTACGATTGTCACGCTTACGGCTGGCAGTGGAGTCGGTAAATCTACGATTGCGGCTCAGATTGCTTATTCGTTGGCTATCAATGAAAATAAGACAATCGGTTATGTGGCTCTTGAGGAAAGCCTTGGACGCACTGGCTTGCGATTCATGTCCTATGCAATCGGCAAACAGTTGCACTTGCCACAAGACATCGATGACACAGAACGGAAAGTAGCGTTCGATAAAAGTTTAGGAACTGGTCGGTTCGTTTTATATGACCACTTCGGTTCATTAGATACCGACCACCTTCTAAACAAACTACGATATATGGTGAAAGCATGTGGTGCTGAATACTTATTCATCGACCACCTGTCTATCTTGCTATCGGGTAGTGACTTCATGGTCGCGAACGGTGACGAGAGAAAGCAGATTGATTACGCCATGACTAAACTCAGATCATTCGTACAACAAATGAATGTAGGCATGATGCTGGTTTCACATCTCAGTCGCCCTAGTGGTGACAAGGGGTATGAAGACGGCATCGAACCTACGTTGGCAAAACTGCGTGGCTCACAATCGATAGCACAACTGTCAGACGTTGTGTTAGCGGTTAGCCGTAACGCATCCGACGGTGAGAACCGATTGAAGGTGCGTTGTCTAAAAGAGAGACACGTTGGTAACACCGGCGAACTGTGTGAACTGATCTACAATCCGGACAGTGGCTTGCTTGAAGAAGCAGTCGAGTTCGAAGCAGAGGTAATTAAACTTTGATATGCCAAGAACACAATCGACCGAAGACCGCCGATTGTACCGACGCAAAAAGAAAGCAGAGTTAGTTGCATATAAGGGCGGGAAGTGTGAGCGTTGTGGTGAGGAATACCCATCAGACGTTTACGATTTTCACCATCGTGATCCACACACGAAGGAATTCACATTAGACGTGTCGCGCATGTCGGCGGTGAAGTGGAGTAGGATAGTTGCAGAGGCTGACAAATGCCATCTGCTTTGTTCTAACTGCCACCGACTAGTACACGCAAACAACGAGGAAGAATACTTTGGAAAGCAACAAGACAATCCTGATAGCAGACATAGAGACAGACGGATTCATAGCGAACAAATGTCACTGCCTCTCGATCTCGAACCTAGCAGCTCCGACTGACATCATTACTTATTCGGATGCTGATGGTTACCCCGCGATTGAGGAAGGGCTCGACCGACTTATCAAGGCAGACCACACGGTCTGGCATAATGGTTTGGGGTATGACCATCCAACATTAAAAAGACTATACCCTGATTACGAGATACCTTTTGAGAAGGTGATAGATACATTAGTACTGTCGAGATTACACAATCCGATTCAGCGCAAGCACTCCCTAGAATATTGGGGTGAGCAACTTGGTCTGAATAAGATTGAGTTCGATAGTTTCGAAACGTTCACGCCAGAGATGGCAGAGTATTGTGAGCGTGATGTGCTAGTAACCTCAAAGATATTCAAGCATCTATATAAATCGATGGATGGTTTCAAGGGGTGGGAAGACGCTATCGAAATGGAACACAAGTTCGCCTTTGTAATTAACTTACAATACGAACATGGTTTCCGTTTAGATGTAGACAAAGCGGTTGCACTATCTGCCGAACTACGACAAGAGATGGCAGACATAGAAATAGAATTACAAGAAGCATTCCCACCTATTGTTACTGAGAGATACTCAGAGAAGACAGGCAAACGGCTGAAGGATGGGGTCGAAGTGTTCAACCCGGGAAGCCGAATGCAAATCGCCCAGCGCCTTATTGACCGCTACAACTACAAGCCTGACACGTTTACTCCAACAGGTTCACCTCGCATCGACGAAGGTGTTCTTGCAAAGCTAGACTATCCGGAAGCAAAGTTGATATCTCGCTATCTGTTTTGTCAAAAGCAGTTAAGTCAAATTAGTGAGGGTGCATCCGGCTGGCTGAAGTGTGTAACGGACGACGGCTATGTGCATGGCAAGGTCAACACGATTGGTACAGCGACATCGCGGTGCAGCCATTGGGGACCGAACATGGGTCAGATCTCAAAGCGTGATTTAAGAATGCGGGAGATGTGGTTACCTGATGAGGGGCATAAGCTGGTTGGTTGTGATGCTGATGCATTAGAACTTAGAATGCTGGCACACGACCTTGGTCACTTTGATAGTGGGGCATATGCAAAGGCTCTACTCGAAGGGTCTAAAGACGATGGCACTGATGTACACTCACGAACTGGTGCGGTCCTGGGCTTATCAAATCGGGATATCGTCAAGCGCGCAACCTATGCATTTTTGTATGGCGCGTCGAATCACAAGCTAGGTCAGATTATGGCTGACGCTGGTAAGAAGATGTCGGGCAAAGAAGTCCGGCGTCGTATGGAGCAAGGCATCACCGGTCTTGATAAACTAGTCAGCATCATCGCTGACAGGTGTGAACGTGGATATATCTTAGGCATAGATGGTAGACGAGTACCTATCTTGTCACCGCATTCTGCACTGAACTTTCGTCTGCAAAGTAGCGGAGCGATTGTGATGAAGAAAGCGCTAGTGGTATTTCATTTTGACGTTGCGCCTAAAGCCGGGCATGTCGTGAACAATCAACCCATCACCTTTAAGTACTGTGCGAACGTGCATGATGAAGTGCAACTTTCGGTACAACCTGAGTACGCAAAAGAAATCGGTCAGCTATTTGCTAAGTCGATTGAGATTGCTGGCACACAACTGGAACTGAAGTGTCCGGTATCAGGATCGTATGACATTGGTGACAATTGGAAGGAAACTCACTGATGTGGAAAGTAGTTGTACTAGCTTGCAATCTATTCAACCCCGAACAGTGCATGAAGTTTGATGATGCATGGGGACCGTATGCAACTAAACAAGAATGTGTAGAACGAGGAGAAGTCTTAGCGCAAGACATTCTCAAAATATTACCGCCGTCGCGCTTGTGGTGGCGTTGTGAACCAGAGAGGGAAATGACATGACAACAGCAATTATAGATGGCGACATCGTAGCATTCAGATCTGCCGCTGCGGTGAGTGAGCCCAGCGACACCATCATGTCCTTCAACCCTACTCATGCTAAAGAGTACATGGAACACATGATGAATGAATGGACGAAGATGGTAAAACCTAACACCATTGTTATGTGTTTCAGTGACGAATCAAGGCATTACTTTCGCCATGAAATCTTTCCTGAGTACAAAGCAAACAGAGGTGGAATTGAGCGACCTTCTGCACTCAATTTCTGTTTCGAATATCTAGCAGAAAAATACAAGGTTGTTCGTAAACCAAACCTCGAAGCTGACGACTTGTTAGGCATACTAGGCACACAGCCTGATATAGATAATCCTGTCGTTATCAGTATTGATAAAGACATAATGACTTTGCCTTGTAAGGTATTCAATCCTGATAAGATGCGACGACCTATTCGCATCAATCCTAACGTCGCTGATCTAGCTATCTTTAAGCAAGCTATGGTCGGTGATAGTTCTGATAACTACAAAGGCATTCCCGGGGTAGGAACAGTTAAGGCTGATAAAGTTTTAGCTAATGCCCCACACCCAAAGCTAGCATGGGATGTAACGCGACAAGCGTTCCTCGATGCTGGATTAACAGAAGACTATGCCATCTTGATGGTACGACTAGCGCGTATCCTGAGACATGGTGACTATAAAGAAACAACCGGAGAAGTAAGACTATGGACAGCAAACCAGCCAGACATATGGATGAAGCCATCAGCCCCAGCCACTACCAATTCAGAGCAACCGTCACACTCGACGACGGAACAAAAGTCTCAGCCACCATCGAAACCAAAGACTACATCAAAGCAGTCTGCCGGACGCTCGAAGGTGACGAAGCGTGGGCGGTCAGCAACATCCTCAAGTACATCAGCCGGTACAGAACAAAGCATAGAGAAAACGTCGGACGCGACGTCAACAAAGCAATCGAGTACACCGACTTCCTTATCGAAATCCTCAAAGAAAAAGGCATCATAAAGTGATGAAGGATCGTACAAGAGAAATGGCGGTGATGGAATTCAATAAGGCTTTCGATCACCCCATCGATACACGCATGACAGTTGACGAACTCATGCTACGTTTCGAACTAATCAAAGAGGAATTTGAAGAATTATCACTAGAGGTGCATAGCGCTGGGTGGCGTTTGTCTCATGGCAAACCACCGGACAACCTTGAGAACCTTCTGAAAGAACTCGCAGATTTACAATATGTAGTAAGTGGCTTTGCTGTGGTTTTCGGTCTACCACTGCAAGTCGCATTCAACAGAGTGCATGAATCAAACATGTCGAAGTTAGGCGAAGATGGTAAGCCCATCAAGCGTGACGACGGTAAAGTATTAAAAGGACCTAACTACCAACAACCAAATCTCAAGGACTTAATATGACAATATCTAATTACCACTACGGACCTACTCTTCCTCTCTCACAAGAAATCGACCGCGAGAAGTATCGCCAAGAGGGTGAAGACTTTTATCAAAAAGTAACTCGTATTGCACAAGCGTTGAAAGACGACGCTAATCATTTCGAGGAATTTCGTGATGCACTACGACACATGCGCTTCCTACCGGCTGGTCGTGTGCAGAATGCTATGGGCGCTGCGCGTCAAACTACAGCGTTCAACTGTTTTGTCAGTTCTCCAATTGAAGATTCGATGGACTCGATCATGGCGGTAGCTACTGAGGCTGCTGAAACTATGAGGCGAGGCGGTGGTATTGGATATGACTTTAGTAGGATTAGACCACGCGGTGATAGAATTAAATCACTAGATAGTAAAGCGTCAGGTCCTATCAGCTTCATGGGTATCTTCGACGCGGTGTGTCAGACCATAGCTTCGAGCGGCCACCGCCGGGGCGCGCAGATGGGCTGCATGTTGATATCCCACCCCGATATCGAGGAGTTTATTCTAGCTAAGAATAACTCTGACAAACTACTAGGATTCAATATTTCAATTCTAGTGACTGACAAGTTTATGAATCACTTGCAGTCTGGTGAGCCATTCCCCCTTGAGTACGAAGGAAGAACCTATAAAGAAGTAGACCCTAAAGCGCTATGGGATATGGTCATGCGCTCGACATGGGATTACGCAGAGCCGGGCGTTCTGTTTGTAGATACTATCAATAAAAACAATAACTTATGGTATTGTGAAAATATCAGCGCGACTAATCCATGTGCCGAACAACCTCTACCACACAACGGTGCTTGCTTGTTGGGCTCATTTAACTTGGTTAAGTATGTTCTCGATGGGCAATTTGATTATGGCGCTTTGACTAGAGACATCTATCCAGTAGTTCGCGCTATGGATAATGTCGTTGATAGAACAATCTATCCGCTCCCAGCGCAAGAGAAAGAAGCTAAAGAGAAAAGACGCATGGGTCTAGGCGTTACCGGACTAGCTAACGCTGGTGCGATGATGGGCTTAGAGTATTCCAGCCCGGCATTCATGGAGTGGATGCATAAAGTGTTGGGTATTATTCGTGATCACTGTTATGCGGCGTCGGCTGACCTTGCAATGGAGAAGGGAAGTTTCCATAAGTACGAAGAAGAAATGTACATTCAAGGTAACTTCTATAATACCCTTTCAGATTGGGTCAAAGAAAAGATTGAAAAACAAGGACTTAGGAATTCACACCTACTTTCTATTGCGCCGACCGGAACAATCAGTCTTGTCGCTGACAACGTGTCGTCAGGCATCGAGCCACCGTTTGCGTTGTACTATGACAGAACTATCCAGAACTTCGATGGTCAGCAAATAGAACGTGTGGAAGACTATGCGTATCGTCAAGGGTATGTCGGTAAGACTGCCAATGAGATTACCGCGCAAGACCATGTTCGTGTTCTTGCTTGTGCATCTGCTTATGTTGATTCAGCCGTGTCTAAAACTTGCAACGTTGGTGACGACGTATTGTATGAAGAGTTTAAGACGCTATACGAAAATGCATGGGCTCTTGGCTGTAAAGGCATAACGACGTTTAGGGCTGCTGGGAAGAGATACGGCGTTTTGAACGAAGTTAAAGAAGAGCCAAAAGCAGAGGCTTGCTACATTGATCCGGCAACCGGACAAAAGGAGTGTGCTTAATGACACCCCAAGAATTTGGGATGTGGGGGCTATCAGCATTTGTGTGGGTCTGCACCGTGTTTTTCACGGTGTGGGCTACGTCCTTCGTCCGTAATGAAAGGCAGAAACTCTGGCTAGAAGAGCAAATGAGACTGCGCTTTTTAGAGCAAGTTGACAAAGAAGAACTACATATTGAATTCAAACCAGAAGAATAGAGGGGGGTTCTGCCCATGAAACTAGACGAAGACTATCCATTTCCCGAAACCAGCGAACAACTAATAGAACGTTTGGACGAGGCATACCCGCCCCGCTGTCTTGGGAAAGACGAAGACGTCATTGCTCATCATCGTTATGCAGCAGTGCGCGCTTTCATAGACGAACTAAAACAGGCACTATTAGAATACAAAGAAGGTGACAATGAAGATCCGTAAGATGATACCAAGCGATGTTCCTATTGCTATTGCTCTTGGACATGCGATGCATGAAGAGAGTTACTTTAATTTCCTCGACTTTGACGAGAGTAAATTGAAACGGCTTTGGCAGAACATCGAAGATATGCCGACAATGTTTTGTGCATTTGTCGCTGAATCAGACGGAGAGGTCATTGGCTTTTTTGTAGGCATGTGTACTGAACACTGGTTTGGGTACGATAAAGTCGCATGTGACTTAGCAGTGTACATCCGCACAGATAAGCGCGGAAGTACCGCAGCTCCGCGATTGATAAAAGCCTATGAAGAATGGGCTTGGAACACCGCGAATGCTAAAGAAGTTCACATCGGAACATCAACTAATGTAAACTCTGAACGTGTAAAAACACTATATCAAAGACTAGGCTATGGTGATGAAGCGTTCTTTTTAAGAAAAAGGAAATAGGAATATGTGTGGCGGACCTAGAATATCTGCTCCACCGCCTCCTCCACCACCTCCAGCACCAGCCCCAGCGCCAACTGCACCAGCACCAAGCGCGGCTGTACTGCCGGATGCTCAAGGCTATATTCAAAGCCGGAGAAAGAGGAAAGGCGCTGGACGAGCGAATCTTCGAATTCAGCTAAATCAGGGCAATGGCGCGGGAACTGCCGTTGGTACTGGTATCAATACTAACCAATAAACGAGGTGATCATGGCAGAGACTGCACGATCCCGCTATGAACTAATGAAGCGGAAGCGTGACCCATATCTACGTCGGGCTAGAGATTGTGCAGCTCTGACAATCCCCGCTCTGATGCCCCCAGAAGGTCATAACGAATTTGCGTTATTGCCCGAACCGTATCAGGGTCTAGGGGCTAGAGCGACAGTAAGTCTAGCTAGTAGATTGATGGTTGCGATGTACCCGCCCGGGAAGTCGTCATTCAAACTAGATGTGCCAGCGGAAGCCAGAATTCAATCTGGTGAGATGGCTCTATCGCCAGACATCGAGCAAGGTCTTGTGATGTCTGAAACTTTGATTGGCGCTGAGATCGAGCGGAAACAGTGGCGACGTTCAACAAACCTCGCTTTGCAATATCTTCTAGTAACAGGAAACGTTCTAGAATTTATGCAACCCGATAATACAATACGCATCTTTCGACTAGATCAATTCTGTGTATCTAGAGATATGCAAGGTGACATTATAGAAATAATAACAGAAGAATATCTGTCACCCGAAAGTTTGCCCGACAACGCAAGAGGGCTGGTAGCGGAAGATGATTTTACTGACAACCGCGTACCTTTGTATACGCACATCAAGCGTAACAAAGACCTAAACTACGACGTGTATCAAGAGATCAATGGCAAGACTGTGCCTAAATCTAAAGGTCTTTATGAGACATTGCCGTACAACGCATTACGATATACTTCCGTCGTGGGGGAAGACTACGGAAGAGGTAAGGTAGAAGAACACTTGCCAGATTTACGCACCATTGACGCCTTGTCGAAATCACTTATCGATGGCGCGGCGATGGCTTCTCGTAACATCACAATGATACGTCCTAACGCAGCCGGTGGTATTAACCTAAGACGTCGTATCGCAAAAGCTGATAACGGCGACATTATTGTTGGCAACGCTGAAGACGTTGTGATGCTACAGTTTCAGAACAACAACGGTATGCAATTATGTGCGGCCGAACTGGAACGACAGACGCGAGAAGTATCGCAAGCATTCTTAATGGGTGCAGCGACAGTGCGTGATTCAGAAAGAACCACGGCATTCGAAGTACGAAGAATGACGGAAGAACTTGAAGCCACTCTAGGTGGAGTTTATTCGCAGTTATCGGAAACGATGCAACAAGCGCGTATGAGGAGACTCATTGTGCAAATGAAGAGAAATGGTCAGCTACCGGATTGGCCCGATAATCTTGTCGAGCCGGTAATCCTAACTGGCATGGAAGCACTTGGACGTGAACAGGACGTTAATAAAGTGCAAACCGCTCTCGCATTCCTCTCAGGTATGCCACCAGAAATGATGAGGTTCATTAAAATGGACGTACTTCTATCTAAGGCATTCCACGGTCTTGATCTGCCAGACGCAGTGAGAAACCAACAAGAAGTAGAGGAAGAGCAAGCGGAACAGGCTAGACAGGCCGCCCTTGCAGCCGGGGCTCAATCTGCCGCACAAGCAGCGGGTGGAATGGGCGCAGAGGCAGTTATCCAGCAAGCAACAGCTAATATGAACCAGTGAGGATTTTATGAACGACACAGATAACCAAGCACAGGTGGCAGAAGGTTCTGACGATTACAATCAGCAAATGGCTGATCGTTACCAGACCCAAGGTGAGGCGCAAACCGATCCTATCGAAGAACTGCCAGTAAACCCAATACCCGAAGGTGGCTACGATAAGTTTTATAACAAAGACACCGGAAGCTATGATTGGGAGAACCATGCAAAAGAACTTGCATACCGGTTGCAACAACAGCAACCTAACCAGGACCAGAATGCTAATGACCAACAGACCGACCCGAAGACAGAATCGGAACAGGCAGAGGTCAATAACATCATCACACAAGCTGGACTCAGCCCAGACGTCTTGCGAAACCAACTTGAGCAAGCGGGAGATCTTACGGATGAACAATTCGCCGCGTTGGAGCGGGTGGGAATTCCTAGAGATATCGCGGAAACTTACGTCGATAACTTAAATTACAGACGTGAAGCTACGATGAATGAAGCGCTTGACTACATTGGCGGTGAGCAAGCATGGCGTGATATGGTTGATTGGGGTTTGCAAAATCTTGAGCAAAGCGAAATCGATACTTATAACAATCTTTTGGCTACAAATGATTGGCGTATCGCGGCAGATGCTATTCGCGTAAGGATGGGAGATTTAGCGCCTAATAGAACACCAGAGCCACAATTGGTATCTGGTCAGACGCAGAACGGTTCAACCTTTGGATATCGTTCAAAATCTGAAATGATGGCTGATATGTCTAACCCAGAATATCAAGCAAACCCAGCGTTTAGACAAGAGGTTGCAAGGAAAATGCAATCCGCAACGTGGGATCTCGATAATTAAAACAAGGGGTGGTCTTCGGACTGCCCCTATTTTTTGTGCATTTTGAGGACACTTCTGCCCGATAAATATAGGCATGGTACGCCAGTAAGTAGGTCAGACCCGATACGTCGGATAATCTGTGCATGAAAACGGTAACGCCAAAACTCAACTTTAATTAACGACTAGGAGAAAATGTTATGGCTACAGGTCAGGCATCGAGTCCAGTCCGTTTTGGTAAGGGCCAATCTAATCCGGTTGATAATCGATCCCTTTATTTGGACGTATTTGGTGGCGAGGTCATCACTGCGTTCGATAATGCGACCGTTACTCTGGATAAGCACACGGTTAAATCCCTAAGCGGCGGGGCTAAATCTTACCGTTTTCCTAAGACTTGGAAAGCGGAAGCTGAATATCATACACCCGGCACAGAGTTGCTTGGTAATGATTTCACAACTGGTGAACTCACCATTAACGTTGACGACATTCTTGTCTCACACTATGCGATTGCAGACTTAGACCGAATCTTGTCTCACTATGACATGAGGTCAATCATCTCTGGCGAGATGGGTCGCGCACTTGCAAAAGTGTTCGATAAGAACGTATTCCGTCAACTTATTCTAGCAGCTCGTCAAGCAGCTTCATCCCCATTCCCGGGCGGTGAAAGCATCACTGATGCATCTTTGGCTGCAACGAATAGTGTTTACAGTGGTATCGATTGGATCGACGCCATTCGTGACGCAAACATCAGACTGTTTAATAAAGACGTACCAGAAGACATGCCAAGGTTCTTGGCGGTCACCACTGAAATCTTTGACGCCATCAAGTACGCCAAAGATAGCAATGGTCAGTACCTCGTATTGAACAGGGATTTCCAAGCTGACGTGGCGGGTGGTATTTCATCACGCGCTGAAACTATCAAGATTGATGGTGTGACTATTGTTAAGTCACGCAACATCCCAGCTACAGACGAAAGTGCATCAACAGATGTATTCTCTAAGTATCGTGGCGACTACTCAAACACCGTTGGTGTTATGTGGTGTCCACAAGCTGTTGCAACCGTCAAACTGATGGATATCAGCATGGAGACAGAGCGCGATGTTCGTAGACTTGAAGACTTTATGGTCAGCAAGATGTTCGTCGGACATGGCACTATGCGTCCAGAGATGGCTGTTGAATTCAAGACTGCCTAATCATTATCGGGAGGGTCACAATGTGGCTCTCCCTATTTTTTACAGGAGATTTGAATGGCTTTAACAAAATTAGAAGCCGTGAATATCGTCCTCGATGCCATCGGTGAATCACCAGTATCATCGCTCACCTCTGGTTTGCCTGATGCCGAAGCAGCCGAAGCAAAGCTAGACGAGGTTCGCACAGAGATACTATCCAGAGGATGGCATCAAAACATGGAAAAAGAGGTAACGTTGAGGCGTGACGCTAACAACAACATCCTCATCTCAAACACTTACTTGCGAGTGGACACTGCCGGTGACGATAAAGATAAGAACGTTGTGCAGAGAACCACATCAGGTAAGCGTATGCTGTTTGACGTTAAGAACAGAACATACACGTTTGATACAGATTTAGTCTGTGACGTCATTGTCGATATACCATTCGACGAATTGACTATTGAATTACAAAATTACATTGCATCGAGAGCGGCGCGTAAGTTTCAAGAATCCGCACTAGGCTCTGCATCGCTAGATAGTTTTACTGTCAGGGCTGAAGCAGAAGCGTGGTCTGGTCTACAAGACGCCGAAGCTGAGAACGAAGATAACAATATCATTCGAGAAAGCCCTCACGTTGCTAATGCAACATACCGACATCATCCGTATTGGGGGAGATAACAAATGGGCAAACTAGTCGAACAGAGTATCAAGACTATGTACCAAGGGGTGTCGCGTCAGCCCGACCCTGTTCGACTGCCGGGTCAGGTTGAAGAAGCTGACAACATCCTTGTATCGATTGTTACTGGTGGTATCGAAAGCCGACCATCATCGAGACACATTACAGAAATTACAAGTCTATCTGATACAGACAATCCGGCGATCTACGCGTATTCCCGGGATGCTGTTGAGCGTTATATGATTATTATCAATGATCAAGATCTGAAAGTGTATGACTTAGACGGTCAAGAACAGACTGTAAACTTTCCAGACGGCAAGGCATATCTTGCGTCTACAAATGAGGTAGATGACTTTAGTTTTGTTACGATTGCTGACTTTACGATTATCGCTAACGCACAGATCCAATCTGCGATGGCAACATCAACTTATGTGCCTCAATATCGCGCGCTTATCAATTGCCGTACTACAAATACACAAACGACTTATAAGCTAGACATTAGTATTAACGGTGGTGCTTTTACTAACCGCTGGACAAACGCTGTAACAACAGCGCTGTCAAATACACAGTTAGCTGATAACGTATTTAATAACTTCAGTTTGCCTAGTGGTTTCACTAAATCACGAATAGGTGAGACTATCATTATCACAGGCAACCAGCCGTTCGAAATACGTCACCAAGGTACAGACGCAACATACGGTCCTTGGGCAATGACAGATACTATACCACAACGTGAGTATTTACCATCCGCAGCGCCAGACGATTATTACATTCGTGTTGGTCAAAACATCGATGGTGACCAGTTTGGTTATTGGGCTAAGTTCGATAGCGACGAAGGTGGTTGGATTGAAAGTGTAAACCCTAGTGAAGACAATGCGTTTGATTTATCAACTATGCCTCACTTCCTAATTCGTGAAGCAAACGGCACATTCACTTTTCGTGAAGGTGATTATGTAGACCGTATTTCTGGTGACGACGAAATTGTACCACCACCAGACTTTATTGGTAACGGTATTGAAGCTGTAGCTTTTCACCGTAACAGGCTTGTGTTTGTGTCTGGTGAAAGTGTGAACTTTAGTCAGGCGGGTAAGTACTTTACCTTCTGGCCCGACTTCTCAACACAAACGCTTGACTCTGACGGCTTTGGATTGACAGCGTCTTCGGAAACAGTAAACGATTTGAAACACGCTGTTGGCTTCCGTAAGGCTCTATTCTTAACATCAAACAAAGCACAGTTTGAGGTTGCGGGTTCTGCCATCCTGTCACCAAAAACAGCGACAGTGGACCTGGCGACTACATATCTAACAGAAGAACGGTGTAAGCCAATCACGTTAGGTAACAAGTTGTACTTTGCTGCAAAGTCAGGACGTGACGCGATTGTGTTCGAATATCAGTTCTCAGACGCATCTGTGTCTAACGTGGCATCTGATATTACACTTCACGCCTTGGGTTACATCCCAGCGCCTATCGAGCGTATGGCTGGTGACCCAACAAACGACATGCTTATGTTGCTCACAGAACGTGAGCCCAACGCTTTGTACATATATAAGATGTATGAAGACGGTGGTGCAAAAGCACAGTCAGCGTGGGCGCGGTGGACATATGGTGCAGACTCTAAAATTAAATGGATGGAAGTGATCGATGGCGAATTATTCATGGTACTCTCGCGGGAGAACGGAACAGTCTTCTTTGAGAAAACATTCCTCAGATATGAATTGTCTTCCGAAAAGCATCCATATCAGTTGTCTATGGACAGGCAAGTCAAAGTCACTGGAACATATGATGTCAACACCAACCTCACAACGTGGACAGTACCTTATAACCATAACAACGCATCGTCCGTGGTTTTATCGACTGATTTCCCCGCTGGTCAAGTTGGTGAGGTTCTCGCTATCAACTTCCCCACGTCAACCACAATTACGACCGTGGGTAACTACGAAGCTGGGGATGCGATTATTGGGCAGACATTCACGTCTTCGGTAATCTTATCGAAACTTTATCCGCGTGACCCGAACAACTTGCGTATCGCAATTACGTCTGGTCGCTTTCAACTGAGAACCATTGCGTTTAACTTTAAAGAGACAGGTTATTTCCAAGTAGACATAACGCCGGAGTTTAGACCGACAAAGACCTTCCAGTTTACTGGTCGTATTATCGGTCGAGGTACATCAAGAGTTGGTGTCGCCCCAGTTGAGGAACTTGGTCAGTTTAAGATACCTGTCAGGGCGAATGCTAGCGCAGTGGAAATCCGAATACACAACAGTACTGAGAAACCGGTGAACATTATGTCCATCGACTATACAGGCTACTTCAACGAAATAACACGACAGGGGTGATAATATGTGCATGACACTTATGGTGGCTTCACTCGCGATGTCAGCCGTGGCGGGTATGAGCGCGATGAATCAAGCCAACAAAGCTGCTGGACGAGCAGCCCAGCAAGCGCAAGATTCGTACAAAATGGCTGAAGCCAACACGAAAGCTAAATACGCCGAAACTAATAGAAAGATCGCTGAAAGCCAGATAGACGCATTCGATGAAAAGTCTGACAAAATTAGAGAAGCTAATTATGCGCTAGGAACATTTAGGGCATCCGAAACGTCATTAAGTGATGCGTCGCTAGGTACAATCTTCTTTGAACAATTGTACGGTGACAGTCTAGATTATGTGCGATTGGATCGAAATGCTCAACGTGAGTTTCAAGCGTTAGAATCTGAAAAGACAGGCGCAGAGATACAGTACATCAATGAGACAACAATGGCTCAGAATCAAGCTGACAACCAAATACGAGAAGCTAACGCAAGACGGTCGCAAGCATTTATGAATATGATTGGGTCAGGCTTACAGATTGGTACTGGTTACTATAATCAACAACAAACTCTTCAAGCGATAAGGACGTCATAATGGTACAAAGAACACCTAATGTCCTGTCGCAAACTGCTAGCGCAAAAGGCGGCATGGCGACAGTAAAAAACAAGCGATTCCAAAACGTACAGGTTTCGCAAATATCTCCATCTGCCGGGCTAAACCCTTTTGCTGGGGATCTAACAAATGCGTTTAACAGCTTCTTTGGACAGGTGTCTAAGTCTATCGATAATCTTCAGCAAGCTGAGTTTACAAAAGACAAGATTGAAGCTAAACGATTTGCATTAGAAAAACGTCAGCAAGCAAGTGTTGACGCTCGAAATGCATTTGAAAGTGGTCAGTACAAATCACTAGAAGATGCTAAGAAAGCAAACCAAAGCGAATACAAAGATGAGTATGGCTACGGTCAGGCTTTTGAAGAAAGCTATGGTCAAGCAACTGGCGGTAAAATGTGGGCTGACTTTGAAGTTGCCTCTGCCAACGTTGCGCCAGAACAATTCGAATCATTTGCTAACGATTGGTGGGAAAAGAACTACGCTGACGGAATCGGTAGTGCTACTGCCGACCTTCAAGTACAGGCAGCGTGGCAAAAGAACTACCAGCAAAAGCGTGTAAGCATGGCTCTCAAGGCTGTAGAAAATCAGCGTGAGACAGCTTTGGTTGCCGCACAGAACGCGGCGCAGACAATTGTCAAAACACCGGGCGGTTACGGCTACCAAGAATTCTATGAATTAAAACGCAAAGTTGGTGCTATCAACCCAACGTTACCTGACGGTAAAGTTAGAGCAGCGACACTTGACTTACTTATGAGTGCGTCTGTTGCTAACGGTAAGGTCGGTACACAAAACTTTCTAGCGTTTCTAGATCGTCCAGACCATTCCGGTGCGGATAACGTAACTGATGTTTCTTCCCCTAGTCTAGCAGAACGCTTTCCACAAGACGTGGCTGCGCTCAAGCAAAAGACTTATCAGTTGATGCAAAACTATGTGACTGTCGAGGGAGTTGAGGCTGTTACCAGATTTAACAAAGACCTGACGACAGTGCTTAACGAAACTCAAGGCAACGTTGATGAACGTATTGCTAAGTTGAGCGACCTATCTACCAACATGGGTGGTCTACTAAATACGCCCGGCGTCAACATGACGATGATTGGTACAGCTAGAGCCGAAGTTGCAAAGCATTTGACTGAAGCTACAAAGTTAAAGCTGGGTATGAATCGTGTTGACCAATTTGTTAAAGGTGGTGGCAACGTCTTACCGCACCCATCATTAACTACAGACTCCGTTAAGGAATTGATGCCTAAGATTATGGGTCAACCTAGATATAACTTTCTAGCAGACAAAAGCATGGCGATTAACGCTGGCAACATGTTGAATGAAGTTGTGCAAAGATTTGGATTAGATGCCGTTGACGACGACACTAAGCAAATGATTAAAGCTGGTCTTATGTCAGACAACCCACAACAGGTCGAAGCATCTTTAGAAGTTTTGTCTGTAATTGATCCGACATATCAGATTGCATCTAAGATGTTTTCAGAAGACCAAGACGTTCTCAATATGTTTACCGTAAACTCTGACGGATCTTTATCAGTTGACGCACAAGACGCAACTAGTCCCGGGGTGTTAGCAGCTAAAGATTTCGTAAGAGAAACTGGTATTGAACAAATCATTACCGGTGAAACTGATAAAAAGAAACAAGCCTCTGGTATGGAAGACTTTATCACTAAGGTTGTCGAAAGAACTGAAGAAGCTAAAGATATGGACAATTGGGGTACAGCCGACGTCAACCCTGAAGCGCGTGAGATTATTATGAGCATCACGGCAGATGCTACGGCTAAGATGTTAAATCAAAATGGCGCTATTGATCGAGACAAGTTAGCAAAGATTGTTGCTCAACGTGTTGCTCCGCAACTAGTGTTCAACGAAGGTTCATTACAGAAACGTGGGTCAGTTACAGGGCTTATACCTGTTGATAACATGGTGCCGCGTATGGACGGCACTGGTGGTTATGAAAATGTCATTGGAAATATGAATGAAGCTGCGGATAGCATTCCACTTGGTCTGACTAATATTCGTCTAAATAACGGCACGTTGTTAGAAGATGGTGATCAAATTTCTGTGAACTACAACAGAACTATGGGTATGGATAACGTTTATGAAGTTGTAAATAGTGACGGCGTAAACCTTGTGCTACCTATCAACGGTGCGGAAATTATTGGCGCGCTTCAGTATGACGAGAACTTCAAGCCATACGGCATGTTTAACTTTGAAGAAGACGATGAGCGTCGATTTAAGCTAACCGGTAATGTTGTTGAAGACGAGTTAATACTAAAACGTTTCATACATCCAGCGGTTCGCATTTTACCTATGATGCGTGATGGTAAAGCTACTGCGTATCGTATAGGTGTCGAACCACACTTTAACGACTACAACGGTGAGTATATGACTTACGCTAAACTAAAAGCACTAGGACAAGCTAAGAACTGGACGCCAACAATTAACCAAGGGTCAAACAGTATAGACCCTAATTTCCCATAAGGAGTAACTATGGCTGGAATAAATGAATTCCTCGCTGGGCGAGGTCAGGACATACAGCCAGTTAATCTGGATGGTATAACGTCCGAAACTGAAATGAACCAAACGCTGTTCTCTCATGCACAACAAAAACTACGCGTTGGTGGCTATGTGTCACCAACCGAAGGTGCAATCAAGCCGGTTACTTTTGGTAACAACATGGACGCTAATCTAACTGCTTTGCAGAACAGCGTCTTGAATTACAAAGGTCCTGCCGGTTTTGACGATGATAATGCTGATTACAAGAAATCACGTTACGACTTTATCACGGCTGAAGAAGACTATAGATCGACAGCTTATAATTTGTTTGGCGTGAAACATATTGCTAACGGTATCAATCTGGACGCGAACAAAGATTTGGTTATGGATGTCCTTAAATTAAATGAAAGTCAATTCTCAGATATTTACAACGGCAAAACCCGCATCGATGATCGTCAAGGACGTGCGTTGTTCGAACGTGCTATCCAAGATGCTGAGAGAGTGGTCGCGCAAAAACTAGAAGGAGTACCATTAAATGCTTCACAGCGTATTGCTTTGGTCAGCCTCGCCTATAACGCACCGGCCCTCATTGGTCCGAATTTGGTTAAGGCAGTTAAAGCTGGCGATGCATCAGCGATTTCATACGAAATCCTCAACAAATCAAACGGCGGTAAAATCAAAGCACTCGACGCTAGACGGAAACGTGAACACGACATGTTCTTCGGCTATGACGACAAGTGGACTTCGGTCAACAAAGGTGATGATCTAAGAAACAGTGGTTTTAGTTTTGCTAGCATTTTTGGGATTAAACCGGCTGCAGCATCAACACTAAATCCAGCCGGTCAGATAGATATGTATGAACCTGTGGAGAGCCAACAGCCTAACAAGTTGCTGTCAGCAATTGTGGTTGGTGGTCACGAACATGAGGTGGTCGAAGGTAGGGGCATACGTCCTGACGTTACAGTCGAGCCCCTTGTTCCCGGCACAGGTAAAACACTAGATGAAATCGTGCCGGACATACCTGTACCAAAGCCAAGACCAAAGTCTGTCGAGGCTAAGTATAAAGAAAGAGGGATTACTAGAGACACTGACCCTATCAAGTGGACGTCGTTAGAAGATGTCACGCGGGAAGTGTTTCCAACTTTCTTTGGGTTTTTAGGTAACAGTATGATAGGTAAAGCTAGAGCGCCAGCGCCCGGTCGTGCATTCATGCAATATAAAGCAGAGAAGATGACAGGCGTAAACTTAGAAACAGAAGTGTATGGTAACGACTATTTCAATCCAAACGAAATAGACACACTAAAGAACTTTGTGATGTGGCTAGAAAGCCAAGGTAAAACCTCTGCACAATATTCTGACTATGACACATTCTTTGGCATTCGTAATGTAAACGGTATGTACTTGTCTGAGATTGTAGGCAGTGCCGACGGTATCAATCGTATCCAAGCTGAATATAAAAAGCGTGGCATCAAGCGTCCATCTGACCTTGAGTTACACGCCGCAGCTTACGGTGAAAGAACAGAAGGTATGGGCAAGTGGATGGCTATGGTTGACTTAGCGATGGATAGTACCGATCCGGTCCTGGCTTTAGGTCTAACGATTGGTCGCTTCTCGTTTAAGAAGGACGAGAACGGTAAATATGTTATCGAAGACACCTACGACTTTACCGGCATGAAGAAACGTAAAGCTGCTTACCATGCGGTAAGGGGCGAACAGGATGATCGTGGTAAGAAACCAGCGTTCAAATTCAAACTTGTATTTTAGGAGTAATCAATGGGGCAGATAGTTACAAGCGGTGACCTTGGGCAACCTGATTTGCCCGATAGTTATGTTGACCGCGCTGACATTGTCCGTCACCAGCTTGCTTATGGTGGCGACGAAAAGATGGCGCAGCCGGGCGCAAGAGACTTAGGTTTCTTTAGTACGGCTTACGAAATGTACATGCAAGAGACACTCGTTGGCGACATGCTACGTTATGGCATCGTACCCACAGACAGAAGTTACTCTAACTATAAGTATGATCCACAGTCTGGTTTTAATCCATACAAGTACTTTCTGGATAACCAAGACACCTTACAGGACGCTGAAGAGTGGATTAGGTCATACCTGTTTGACGACGTTTACGATGAGCAACAATTCAAAGACCGCGTCGAAAGATTGCGTAAAGCGGCGGCGCACAGAGCCGAACTAGCAAATGGTAATGTTGCCGGTATGATTGTCGGCGGTATCGCTGGTTTTGCTGATATCACTACGTTGATTCCCGGGGTGAATGTTGCCAAGAAAGCGGGTACTGCGTGGAAGATTGGTAAGTGGGCGCTAGCCGGTGCTTACTATTCTGGTATACAAGAGGGCGCATTACATATGCGTCAAGAACTGCGAACCGTAGATGAGAGTATTTACAATATTATTGGTGGCACAGTTATCGGCGGGGGCTTCGGTGTATTTGGTCGAGCAATCGATCCAGAGTCACCGTTGTACTACAAAGGCGCAACAAACCCACTAAAACCAGAGAACCCTGTCATGATGGGCTTTGGTCGAATTGGGTCAGGTATGAAGAATAATGTCATACTTAAACCTGTGTTCAAAGCTGGTCAGAATAAATGGGAAGTACTGTCAGAAACCGACGTGGCTAAATCAGCCGGTGCGATGGCAGCGGAAACTTCTAGGCTTATGAAGACCGGTGCAGTTACAGCGCAAGGCGCACTTCGAGTACCAGTAAAGGCTATTGGTAAAGCTGGTGAGTTTGCGTTGAAAAAAACACTAGGTAAAGCAATCCCAGCGGTTCGCGGTCTGACACAAGAGTCAGCCGTTGGACGTACTGCAACCGAAAAGCTGTTTAACATTGGCGGTATGCTTACACATGGTCATACACAAGGACGATACGTTGAGAACGTAGAAGACTTAACTACTGTATACATGGCTAAGTATGAGATGGATGTGTTGCCACAAGCCCGGGAAGAGTACACCGGACTTCGCACAGATCTTGCGGCAATGGAAGGTAGTTCATATAACCCAGCGCTAGCGGGAGCTGCCGAAATGGGTAGTCGCTTGAAGCAGTTTGGGAAAGACATTGTAGCCGGTCGTTCTAAGACACCGCGAGAGCGTAACTTAAATGACCGTGGCAAACTAGAAGAGTGGGAGTTTCACGACCTTACACAGAAAGCAACCCACGACGACATCACACCAGAGGAGATGGCAAATCTGGTTGCGCGTTTTGGTGAAGAAGGTAAAGACGCAATTATTGATGCGGCCTACAGACAAGCCAAACGTATTCACCAAATGAACAAAGAACTGGCTGAAGAAATGAAAGCAGCCGGTATGGAGTTTGAAGACTTAGGTGATGCATACGCTCACGCTCAACTTTGGAATCCAGCTGCAATAAGAGGAAACCCGGCTGAAGCAAGACGGTTCTTTCTAGAATTATTTGGTGGCAAACCCAGCGACGAGTTTTTAGATGAGTGGGGTTTAAACCAAGCACAATTCGAAAAACTAGGCGTAGAAGATGTGACCGTAAACGGCACAAAGTTGAAGCCAGAAGAAGGTCTAACTCAAAAGGTAGAAATACTAGAGGAGTGGACGGCTGGTAATAAACGTGCCGAAGAAGCTGCGATGGAGATAGAAGTCAAACTCGCAGAGATGGACGCAAAGAAAGCACAAACGGATGCGACAATAGCCGGTCGTGCGTTCCGGACATCATGGACACAGATTAAGAATGCCAGCCTAGATGAACTAAAGAAACTGCTAAAGTATCGTCAAGGGCTTCGTGACAGGCAAAAAGCTGAGACTGATAAACTTCGCGCCGAACGTAAGAAAACGGCTGAAGAGTTGAAGCTAGCTGAAGCAGAAATGCTTGAGCGTATGAACCAGTTTCATGATGTTTCTGCTAGGACATCAACGCTACGTCGTAGACGTGGTAACGAGGTCAAAGAAGCTGAAGCCTTAAATAAGATGGTCGAAAAAGAAGGTGTCGAGGCTAGTAAAGCTGACATCAACTTTGCGCGTGAGAACCTTGTCAAAGCTGACAATGAACTTGAAAGATCACAAGGCGATGCTCTTAACGAAGCTGTAAAACGTGCGGAAACTAAGCCGGTATCAAACAGACGTATAGCTACACTGCAAGAGCGCATCAGACAGCTTGATATGCGTATCAAGATGAAGACAGATGCCATGCGTGGGCTTGACGAAAGATTGATGGCGTTTGGTGAAGTAGTAACTGAAGCATCAGCAAAGAAACAACGTTTTGTTAATTTGCAGAAGATGCAACGCAAGATGGCTAAAGAGACTGCAAAGACAGCTAAGAAAGCTAAGAAGACAGTCGGTAAGCTGAAACGCAAACAGCGTAAAGTAGAGTCTGGTGTTCCATTACATATGTATGTTGAAGATCTGGTTCAACAACTAGGTAACAATCAACGTGATCCATTTGGTGGTTTTGAATCAGAACTAATTATAGCTGAAAGTGGTCGTACTAAACGTCGTCATATTAGAATGACTAATGCACAACGACGCGAGGCTGAAAGGTTTGGGTTTGTGCGTAACGACCTGTACGGAATACTAGGTAAGCAAGTTTCTGACATCGCACCGCGTATTGCTATGCGTAAGATATTTGGTGGCACTACTGAGCAAGGTATTGTCAGGCAATTGCAGAAAGACATAAGACAAGACTATGATTCACTGATTGATCAGGCGCGTAGGGCTGGTAAAAATCGCCGGGTTGCTAAGTTAGAAAAGCAACAAGAAACGGCTATCAAAGATGTGGAAAACGCAGTCTTACGTCACTTAGGTGTATTAGGTTTGCCAAAAGATGGTGAGTCAATGTTAGGCTGGGCGGGTCTTATGGCACGTCAGGTCAACTATGTTCGCTATGGTTCTGGCTTCTTAATCCCATCACTAGCCGATTTGTCTAACGTGGTGTTTACATCTGGTTGGGGTACGTTCTCATACAGGAACTTACGCCGATTGAATGCGACGTTTAACAACATGAGTAACCGTGAGATTCGTCTTATGGCGCTTATGTCAGAACGTATCTTGCACCAAAGTCGTACTATGAAGATGAACCAAGCTGAGACTATGCAATTCCAGCATGGCATCGGCGCGCATGGGTCACGTCTGCACTACACGACTAGTACGTTTGAACGTGCGATGGGTGGACTATCTGAAGCGACGAACGTGGCATCCGGAATGGCATGGTGGAACACAAGAATGAAAGCGCTGGCAATGGTGCAAATGCAAGATACATTTGTACGACACGCAATGCGTTGGGATGAGATTTTATCGTCGGCTTCTGCCAAAGACCAACAAATTGTCGCTGAGATGGCTAGCCTTGGATTAGGCAAAGACCAGATGCGTGGCGTTGTGAAAATGATGCAAAAACACGCAGCTGAACTGGATGATGGCATCTACGAACTAAATATGGGTAGATGGTTAAATGAAGGTAAAGCTGGTCAGGATGCTTATGAGGCTGTAAATATTGCGCTGAACTCAGTTGCAACCAGAGCAATCATGACTCCCGGGAAGGGCGATACGCCGTTCTTGATGTCAGATAATATCTGGAAAACCATCTTACAGTTCCAGACATATGGTTTCGTATCACTTAATAAATACATGTTACCAGCGTTTCAACGCATGGCAAAGTATGGTGATTTGGAAGCATTCTCATCGCTCATGCTAGCAACCGCACTTGGTTACGGCATTGTTGCAGCAACAGACATTAAACGGTCAGGATCAGTAAAAGAGCGTGGATTAGCACAATGGGGTTATGACGTTGTGGATCGCGCTGGGTTCTTGATGTTCTTGTCTACACCACTTGCTGAAGCCTCAAAGCAATTCGGGGCTGGTGACGTGTCTAGATACTCTATGGAGAAGAATAGACTGTCACTTATCGGTGGACCGACAGGTGGTCTTATAAACGACGCGTTTGACTTCGGGGCTGCCGTTAGAGATGGCGACGGTGATCGAATGCTACAAGTCGGAAATAAACTGCTGCCGTTCAAGTTATATAAACAAATGGCTGACGTAGCATTAGGAAACTATTAACAGTGGGGGCTTTGCGCCCCCGCACACTTTTGGAGATTTTTACATGGCATTTGCTAGAACAGTGTATGAGGTAGACAATCCGGCTGGTGAAGCCCAGTTCGATGTCACATTCCCATACCTTCAAAAATCTCATGTGAAGGTGCAAGTAAACGGAACATATACGACAGACTATAACTGGATTACTGATGGTCGTATTGAGTTAATCACCGCAGCGCCAGATGATGCTATCGTCACCATCACAAGAGAGACATCACCATCAGCGCGTCTGGTGGACTATCAGACAGGCTCAGTTCTGTCAGAAGAAATCCTCGACACCGATAGTTTACAGGGCTTTTACTTGGCTCAAGAAGCTAACGACGTTAAGGAACTTACACTCGCCAAGAACGCCCAGGACCAGTGGGAAGGGGGCAACAGGCGAATCACAAACGTAGCTGACCCAATCGACAACAACGACGCGGTAAACAAAGGGTTTATCTCAACAAGTTTGCCAGCGATTAACAACGTAAACGCTAGCCTTACTCAGATTAACGCAGTAGGAAACGCGATTAGTGACATTAGTCAGGTTGCCGGTACACTTGATGCGATTGAAGAGATTGCCGAAGGTGACACAGCTACAAACATTAACGGTTTCAATAACTATTACAAACATGGAACAACAGCGCCAGACCAACTGGAAGGGCGTATGTGGTTCGATACACAAACAGATACACTAAAGATTAGTGACGGATCTGTGTTTCAGCCGTACAACACCAGCGTACAAACTGAATTCCAAGGTCTGAAGGTCACTAGCGACGGTGTTCTTCAATGGACACACGGTACTGCTAACAACACTTTTGAAACTGAAAACTATGAAGAATGGTTCTTTGCGCTGTCAGATATAGAAATTCTAATTGACACTGACGGTCATTTGAAAGTGAGGTACTAAATGTTTGAAGTAGATTTAGGAAAGATTAAATTCAACTGGAAGGGAACATATGTAAACACCGATTCATATGAGCCCGACGATGTTGTCTATTATTCTGGTACGACATTTATCTGTGTAAACAACGTTACAGGTGTTGCTCCAACAACCTCGCCAAATCCATTCTGGAATACGATGGCGCTTGGGTCTGACTTAGGCTCAGTTGCAGCTAACGCGGGTGACTTGTTTTACTATGATGGATCATCGTTTCAAAACTTAGGGGCTGGTTCACAAGGTCAAGTACTGGTCCAGGGTGGACTAAATACACCACAATGGCAGACAATTGATAGCCTTGTTCCCACAATGCAAGTACGCGCATATACTGATTATGTTCGTGTGGCAGTTAGCAACGGTAATCCATATTACTTTGGGCAAAGTGCAACTGGGTGTACTATCACACCTCGTAAATACAACAGCGTAATGCAAGTGCATATTGAGTTGTTTAGTGAGCCAAGTACACACAACCAAGGTTATACGGTTCAATTCTCAACTGACAATGGTGCGAATTGGACAAATTTGCGTAGAAGTATTTACAACCAACCAAGACATGGGCAGTTCAATGCGTATGAAACAGATTACTCATCCACGCCCGGACACTCTAGTGTTTGCTTATATCAAGCGTTCTCAACACTAAATCCTATATTATTTAGGATTGTAACAAGCGGCGGTGGCACAACAGTGGTCAACGGCTCTTACTCAAGTTCATATGAGAATGCTCAATCAACTATCACAATAACGGAACTTAACGCTGACTATGCGTCAGTAACTTATAATGGAGGCACATAATGGCGGTCGTTGATCTTGGCAAATTGCGCTTCGATTATAAGGGTGATTTCAGTGAAAACGTAAATTACGAAGCTAGAGATATCGTTAGATATCAGGGCGACATCTATTACTTTAATACTGACCACGCAGCAGGTTCTTGGAATGCGTCTGAAGCAGACGTCATGCTTACTGGTATTGATGTCATTAGCACTCAAGGTGACCTGATTACTGGTGATGCTAGTGGGAATAACACTAGGTTAGCGGTAGACTACAACTTTGCTGGCGACTCTGGTTCAACAAGAGCCGGTTCAAAACTGTTAGCAAGTACTAGCAGTGTGCCACTACCGACATCGGTTACTAAGTATCTGACAGTAAGTAACGGTGGGCTTTACTTTGACGGTACAGCAACCACTTCGACTACTTACGCAGTAACAGTCGCACAAGACGCTGGAACTAATAAGTTTCATTTAGATGGTGTAGTTGCTCCGGCAATCACACTGACAAGAGGTCACACTTACATCTTCGACGTATCCGACGCATCGAACAGTGGTCACCCTTTGAGATTCAAAGTGGATGGCGCTGGTGGAGCATCGTATACATTAGGTGTAACTACCAGTGGAACTGAAGGTACGGCTAACGCTTCGGTAACATTTGTTGTTCCCGGGAGTGCGCCAGACGCCTTGAGATACTACTGTACAGTACACGGCGATGCGATGGGCAACGCTTTGACTATACAGGGCGGGGCTAGCTTAACGACAAGTTACACGCCAAATGAGTATGACACCGCAATCTTTGATACGGCAGACTCATCGTTTACAGGACACATCGGAATACTCAGTACGTTAGCTAACGGTATTCATGGCGGTCAGGATAACACACACGTTTCGTCTGTAACTGACAACAATGGTAATACCTATTTGCAAGTTACTTCAGTAAATCTGGATAACACGAACGGTGGTCAGCCTGTGACAACACAGAGAGCGCTGTATTCGTATGTAAACGACAGTGGGTTTACACCAACCTACACCGGCACAAGCTATCCGTATGTACATGTGATTGGCACGTTGTCTAAGGACGCAAGTGTAACTGCAACGATTACGCAAAACACTTTGTCTGACGGTAAAGAGATATTGCTGGTTAATGGTCGTCCGGCTTATCAACACACAAGCGATACCTTTGCTACCGTATCTGGATTAGTAGGTGGGTCGTGGCTGGCGTTTGATAACTCCGGTGCAACAACTAGCACCGCGTTTGGTACAGCTAGTTCGTTTAGCCATTCTTATACCACCGGAGTGACATACAACGGTACACAGGGAACGGCTAACTCAAACATTACTTGGGTTATTCCAACCAGTGCGCCAACAGTTTACCTGTATGACCAAACTGAGACTAATCCGTTTGGTGCAGCAACTATTGATCCAGTAGCCCATCCACAGACTGCTAATCTGGCTTACGTTCACAACGGTGCTAGAGTGTTGCAACACGTTCACGTTAGAGAGAACAATCTAATGCAATGTAATGATGGCAGCCGTCTTGCAAGTAACGTGTGGAATGACATTAGTAGGTACTACGAAAATAATAATAATTGGGTTAGTGGAGACAGACTAAGACCACAACTCACATGCTTATCTAGTACTGGTGAGGCAAGTGGTTTCATGCATTGGATAAATATCCATGTAGGCTGGGACCCCGGCTCGTATCACCAAGGTGGTCGAGTTGTTCGAAGATACTCATCAGACGGTGGTTCTACTTGGAGCGCTTGGGAACAAGTTATGGAAAACAGAAATCCATACTCTAACGGTGCTAGAACGGATGTAGACTTTGGTTCATATGTGTACACCACAAACGCTGCAACATATTCATATCAAGGTGAGCAAGTTCAGTTTAGCTTTTTGGATAGGCAGATTGTGAGTGGTAATGTGTATGAGTACAAACTGCAATTTAAAGGTCTAAATAGTACGCCACTTATCTATCTGAACTGGCATTCATCATACAATAATCAAGCGTATTCCAGAACCGGTAATAGTGAGTGGAATGTTCAAGAGGTGTTACTATGACGCAAACTACAATAGATCTGGGTAAGATCAAATTTAACTGGAAGGGCGCTTATGACCCAGCAGTTACTTACTATAAAGACGATGTGGTTTATTATGGTGGTTCATCTCATATCGTAAAGGTGGCTAGCACAACCGGTGTTGCACCTGTGTATCAAAATGGTGTTCATCCGGCGTGGGATCTAATGGCGCAAGGGGGTGACCCAAATTCCATTATGACCACACAAGGTGACTTATTGATCCGTGGTGCAAATGGTCTGGAAAGACTGCCAATAGGAAATGCGGATCAAACCCTTGGTGTTAGTTCTGGTGGTGAACCTGAGTGGCAAGACACATCAGCATGGCGAATGATATCTCATCAAATGACTACATACAGTGGTGGTATATCCGCAGCCCCGCACCCTAATAGGGCTTGGATACCGGGCATGTTTGCTGATTTTACACCACAGTATTCTAACAGTAAGATTTTCATGCACGCTCAGTTTGCTCATTCCGATAGTGGTACAGGGTCTATTACACTTGCTCATGTCTACAGAGATACCAATTTAATATACTCAACCAACCTCTCAGGACACAGTTTATATGTGTCTAGATGGAATAACATGATGTATTGGTTTGACTCTTGGGGAACTACGCAATCAAGAGTTGGTGTCATGGGATCAAAGTATGGTTCTAGCTATAATATCTATTGGCACTCATCGGGATATACCGGTGCGGATGAAAGTCCATCCAATGGTTCACCACACTCAATCGCCAGAAACGGACACTTTACAGTCCAAGAATGGCTACCAGCATAAGGAGATAGAAATATGAGTACAGTAAGGTACGACCTAGCTATGCACAGTCTTTGTGCTGGCAAATTTTATGGGTGTAAAGACACTACATACGAGGGCATTACATGGAACGATGAAGGGTCAATGCCCACCCGCGAGGCTCTAGAAACTGAATGGTCACGCATTCAAGTAGAATCTGAAAAAGCAGAACGTAATATGAATCGGATTGTTAGATATCCATCAACAGACGAACTGCTTGTAGCTTTGTGGGAGAAGTTAGTTGAGACAGATGGACTAACATCTGACGCAATTGCTGAAATACAAGCAAGGCGACAAGCTGTAAAGAATGAGATTCCGTAATGGAAACGCAAGCACAGCTTGAGGCACATGAGCGGGAATGTGCCATTCGCTACCAGTATGTCCAAGAGAAGTTGGAACATCTGGATAAACGTATGTGGAGACTAGAAGCAATGGTGATGGCATCGACTGTCGCCGTTGTTTCACTAGTTGGAGTGGTACTTATGAATCTAATTTAGGGGGAATATTGAATGCTTGCTGAATTGGCAGCGGCAAACGCCGCGTATAAAATTATAGCCACAACGATCAAAAACGGTCGGGAACTGATGACAGCAAGTAAGGCAATTTCCAACTTTGTAGATGCAAAAGATTCCCTTCAATCAAAGGCTAATAAAGATAAGAACTCTTTCTGGAACAAAGCCAGAGGGATTGAGAGCAATGACTTAGAGTCCTTCCTCGCGCTAGAGGAAGTCAATCAAAAACAAAAAGAGATTGAACAGGCGATGATTTATTATGGTCGCCCGGGATTGCATGGTGATTGGGTTCGCTTCCAAGTGGAGCGACGTAAGGCAAGACAAAAAGCACAAGCAGACGCTCTAAAGCGTAAAAAGGAACTGATCGAATTATTGGGGCTAATTGCTGTCGGTATACTATGTGCCGCGGCCTTTGTCGCGTTTGCATACTTTGTTTGGTTCTTATACAAATCTAAACATGGGGGCTAATATGATAGCAGCTTTAATACCACAGTTACTTCCGCTTGTCGGACAAGTACTAGACAGGACGATACCTGACAAAGACGCAAAAGCAAAAGCGTTACAGGACATCGAAAAGAACCTAGTGGATAACGCTACGAACATAAGCCTAGAGACAATCAAAACAAATCAAATCGAGGCGGGTAGCCGTCATTGGTTTGTCGCATCGTGGCGTCCAGCTATCGGCTGGTCCTGCGCGTTGGGTATATTTTGGGTCTTTATCGGCTTTCCTGTCGCACAATGGGGCGTCGCGATGGCGGGATCTGAAGTAACCATGCCGGAGATAAGCACCGACATTCTTTTAGAACTAACACTTGCAATGCTTGGTATGTCAGGCTTGAGAACATTTGAAAAGCTAAAGGGGATTTCGAAATGACGAAACCCCGCAAAGGTAAAGCAAGAGTAAAAATAACAGCGTCCGGTAAGAAAGTATCTTACGGACAGGCTGGCAAAGCCAAAGGTGGCGGACCTCGCGTCCGTCCCGGCACAAGCAAAGGCGACGCATATTGCGCTAGGAGTATGGGTCAAATGAAGCGCAGTCCGAAAGCTGCGCGTAATCCAAACAGCCCACTAAGACTGAGCCGTAAGCGGTGGAAGTGTAGTGGCACAAAATCGAGGAGATAATTTATGCCTTATGTTAAAGGAAAGAAATACCCATACACTAAAGCTGGTAAGAGCGCCGCAAAGAAGGCCGCTAAAAAAGCTAATGCAAAGACTAAGACAGCAAAGAAGCGAGGCGCGTAATGGCAAGACGAGGTTTATACGCGAATATCCACGCCAAGAGGAAAAGAATCAAGGCGGGGTCAGGCGAGAAAATGAGGAAGCCGGGAAGCAAAGGCGCACCGACTAAAGCTAATTTTAAGAGAAGTGCGAAGACAGCAAAGAAGAAATGAATATAGACTTATGGATACATTTGATTACTGCTGTTGCTGTCGTACTGAATACCACAATTAACGTAATCCTTTATAGAGAGAGGCGAAAGAAATATGGCAAACAAGAATGAAGGGGCATTTTCGGAAATAGGCGCTAGCCTTTCCTCTGTATGGTCTTACGCATGGAAGAACAACAACAAGCGTGACCTAAGTTTCATGCGCCAATCGAACTATCAACAGAAAACACAGACAACTGGCATCCCTAAGTGGGCGCAAGATGGCTGGAACTACATGACAAACGTGGGGAATACTAATGACTGATACAAAAATACTAAGAGACAAACTACTCAACAGGCTAGTGGTCCTGGTTGAAGAGGATGAGTTGTCACCATCGATGGTATCAGCCATGACTAACTTTCTAAAAACCTTCCCACCTTTCGAGGAACTGGAAGATTTGCCTACAGCAAAGAAGATATCCGAAAGTTTGAAGAAGTATCAGAACGTCATGCCTTTTGATCAGGGGAGTGCATAATGGCTGAATCAGGATTAGGTGATGGCACTGGTGGTAAACCCGCCAAAGTACAAGTCATAGACCCTATGTCCATAAAATCACCAGCGAAAGCTGCGGCACAGAAAACGACAAGCTATATGCAAGCACAAGCATCGGGCTCGTCTGGCGCTAAAACGTTGTCTAACAAAGGCGACAGTGAGGCAGTGTCTAGTGCAAAGGACGCAATGTTACCGCGCCAAGAAGAAGAAGCGGTGGCTGGTGTTGTTAATGGTGTAGGTGCATTCATTGATGGTTATAAACGAATTAACAAAAGACGGTACACCGCTAGAGGCTCACGACCGTCACTATTAGGACAAAAGTAAATGCTTGACCCACTAAAACTTGACGGAAAACCACATTGGGAAACGACGTTCCCTCAAGAAGTGTGGGCTGCATATACTGACTTTAGAAACTTTCTGTACCTTGTCTGGCAACATCTGGGGCTACCAGAGCCAACCAAGGCGCAATACGAGATTTCTCATCGGTTGCAACATGGTGTAGATAGCGCAGAACTACGCAATGGCGTAACTCTAGAAGGGCCGCGTGAGGACATCATTCGGTGCTTTCGTTCCCTTGGAAAATCATACATCACGTCTGCATATGCCATATGGCGACTGATGAGAAACCCACGCGACGAGAAGATACTTGTCGTATCAGCTACCGGAAGTAAGTCGAAAGAATTCGTAGCGCAGACTAAAGGCATCCTAGAGAGCATGGAGTTAGTCCAATGGTTGCTCGAAGGACCTAGAGAGTCAGGCGCTAACAGACGTGACATGGCAGACCAGTTCGACGTGGCTGGCGGTTCACTGTCGCAATCGTACAGTGTCGCCGCGCGAGGCATCACTGGTCAGATAACAGGTAGTCGTGCAACGCTGTTGATTGCCGACGACATAGAAGTGGAACGTAACAGTCTTACTGAAGAGGCTAGGCAACGGATAGTTCGTATCATTCAGTCTGACTTCGTTCCTATTACTAAGACAGAACACGGTAAGGGTGACATCATCTTGCTAGGCACACCGCAAACTGAAGAGTCGGTGTACAACAAGTTGGTAACAGAGATGGGCTTCCGGTGCTTTACGATCCCGGCAAGATACCCAACGCCTGATAAGCTGAAGAATTACCTGATGACCGACAACCAGACAGGCAGAGAGGTCGATATACTTGCGCCGTATCTGGTAGAACAATTCGAAGATGAAGAGTTGCAGTACGGTCAGACGACAGATAGTCGTTTCGGTAATGATGAATTGATGAAGATTGAGGCTAAAGGACGTGCCTCATTCGCACTACAGTACATGCTGGACACCAGTTTGTCAGATGCGGAACGTTATCCGCTGCGCCAGCATGATCTAATCGTTATGTCATCTAACTTGTTCAAAGCACCGCTGACGATACAGTGGGGCAGACACAATGATAAACATAACTATATAAAAGACATCCCGAACTTAGGGTTCTCTGGTGACCACTTACTGCGACCTTTGTTTGTTGACAGTGATTGGGAAGAGTACGAATCCAAAGTTCTGTTCGTCGATCCATCTGGTAGAGGTGCAGACGAGACAGCATGGGCTATTGTCGGTGTGTTAAACGGTATGATGTACCTGTTGCACGTCGGCGGTCATGCGTCAGATCCGGCTGAAGCTATGATGATGATTGCACTGGACGCAAAGAAATACGATGTACACACCGTTGAGGTCGAGCCCAACTTCGGGCAAGGCATGTGGATCACTGCGTTTCAACCTATGTTGAATAACGTGTGGCCCGGCGGTTGTACCGTCGTTGAATCAGAGTGGGCTAAAGGACAAAAGGAACAGCGTATCATCGATACACTAGAGCCTGTCATCAGCGCTCACAGACTTGTCGTAGACGAGGACTTAGCAAGACGAGAAGCTAGAGCAGATGACCATAGGTATTCACTACTATATCAATTAACCCACATAACCAGAGACAGAGGCTCTCTTAAACATGACGACAGACTAGACGCCCTTGCCGGGGCGGTGGCTCACTTCATGCGGTCTATGGCACAAGATGTCGATGAGGCTGCACAGGGTGTGCGCGACCAGCGTCTAGAAGATGAGATCGAAGACTTCCTAGAGTTTATGACAGCGGGAGCAAGGCTCAATCGTGGTGTCCGTCGTAACGGTGAGAGAACTGAAGTCTGGATGTCAGATAGGAAATAATATGTATTCATTATCCCAGCGCTCACTAAAGAAACTTGACGGTGTACACCCTGATTTGGTGGATGTCGTGAAGAGAGCAATCGAAATTACAGAGATAGACTTCGGTGTGTCTGAAGGTATGAGAACCTTAGAAACGCAGAAGGAGTATCTCGAAAAGGGTGTTACTACTACGCTGAAAAGCCGACACCTTACAGGTCACGCAGTAGACTTGTTTGCGTATGTTGGACGACAGGCACGGTGGGAAATGCCACTATACGAGAAAATCGCCAGTGCAATGAAGCAAGCTGCTTACGAACTGAAGACACCCATCGAGTGGGGTGGCGATTGGACTACATTTAAGGACGGACCACACTTCCAATTGTCGTGGGGTAGCTACCCGATTAACGAAGTGGAAGGGCATCCTGTCTAATTTCATAAATCGCCGTACAGTGGTCTTGTGATCTCTGTAGTAGGTAAGTAGCGCATAAGGCTATTAAGGCTACTGTACGGCTCTTAAAACGCGATACAGGGGATGATTAGGGTTAGACACTCCGTAAAGCCGTGAGGAAACGGTTGTGGACTCCGGTTCGACTCCGGACATCTCCACCATTTTCAAAAATTGCCATCAATTCGTATGGGGGCTTTTTTGCCAAATCGCAATTGAGTTCCCCCCGGCGCCCGGCATCGACTGGTCCAGGTTTTGCGCGGGAAAAAACGCCGACAAAATCCAGCGCGCCGACACGTTGCCGACACGTTGCGCCGGTCGGTCGTTTTGTTTCGTTGTTTTGCTAGTGTTTTGCGTCGTGGTTCATCATGTTTCCTACATGATATCGACCGCAAAACCTAAAAGCTGCGCGCGTATATGGCGGTTTTCTGCGGTTTTCGGCGTCGTTTTGAATTCGGATAACACCGACGCGAACCACTGTTTTTTTAAGCGCTTGCAATACGCGGTCAATTTGATATTCTGACGTTATCAAACGTATGACAAAAGAAAGGTTACATCATGCAAAATAAAACTAAATCATCAATCATCTATCGTGGCGCTAGCCTAATCGACGGCGCGCCTATTGTCGTCGTGGCGACGGTTTCAAGTAAAAACCGCAAAACCGGTGACATGATACAAACTTACATTTTAGCGGATAACGGCGCGTCGCCTTGTGAGAATTCTAAAACCGGCGCGGATTATTCCATTTGCGGAAATTGCGTTCATCGCGGAAAGGCGACCGACGACCCAAAACGTAAACAGGCGGTCGGTCGGTCGTGTTATGTTGTGATATCACAAGGCGCGACTATTGTTTGGAAAACCGTTCAGCGTGGCGGTTATCCGGTCGCAAATAATCATCAATCAATATCTGCAATTGGTCGCGGTCGTATGGTGCGATTAGGTACATACGGCGACCCAAGCGCCGTACCATCGTTTATTTGGGAAAGTCTAATATCCGACGCGCTAGGTCATACCGCCTACACTCATCAAAACGATATCAAAAGCGCCGACGTTCGAACCGACCTATATATGACAAGCGCCGACACGCTATCACAAGCGCGCGACGCGTGGCGACGTGGCGAACGTACTTTTAGAGTGATAGAAAAACTCGACGACCTATCAAAAGGCGATGAAATCATATGTCCAGCTAGCGACGAGGCTGGAAACCGCACAACGTGTTTAAAATGCGGATTATGCGCCGGTGCTAGCGTAAAGGCTAAGAATATAGCAATCGTGGTGCATGGCGCTGGCGCGGGTAACCTATCCGAAAATTTACAATAGAAAGGCGGGAATAATGCTTATTCATGAAATTATATTATTGGCGCTTTATGCGCTATTTGCGGTCGGCGTGTTAGCCTTTTGGATTGATTGCGCGATTGCAGATATCACAAGGCGCAATAATCGACGCATAAACAGATAAAAGGCGAAACCGGCGCGCTTATAGCGTGTCGGTCGTTCACGCGTTGTGGCGTGTTCCTGACGATGCCAGCATGTATCGATAAAGAAAGGCTAGAGTATGTCTAGAACGTATAAACAGGGGCTCAATGTCCTATCATTATTTGACGGCGGGTC